TGTAGACCGAGAGAAAAATATAGGGGATGCGCGGCGAGTTGAAATGGTTGACGGCCAGCGGTGCGGCAGGCTGCGCTTGCGGCTGTGCGGCTGCAGGCGGCGCGATCTGCGGCATGGCAGGCAAGCCCGGCGCGCTCGGAGGCGCATCTTGCTGCGGTGCGAGCCCGATCGGCTGCTGCTCGGTCGGCTGTTCTGCTTCTTGCTCCGCTTCGTAGTTCCAGTGCGGGTTCTTGCGCTTGAGCAGCACGGTCGTTTTCATCTTCCAGAACATGTACTTCGGCGTCCACCACTCGATGAAGCCGATCTTCGTCGCGAGGTCGTCAGCGGCGAGTGTTTTGATCGCTTCGACGGCCTTCGTGACGTCGCCGCCGCCGATCGCTTCGATCGCATCGATGAGGTCGCTCGCAGGGAGTTCGCGGTGTTCGCCGACGCGCTTGCCTGTGTAGCCGTCTTCGTCGACGGTCGCATTCGGATCGAGGATGATCTTTGTCGGTCGGACGTTCTTCATCGCCGGGCGGTCATTGTCGACGTCCCAGCTGAACTTCGAAACGCCGAGCAGGCGCACGCTCCAGTTGCGGGCGGCGCCTTTCAGTTTCAATCGCAGCTTGATTTCGTCGGCGATTTCGCCGAGCTCGAGCTTGAGCGAGTTCGCGTATGCGCGGTTCGGTTCGGTCTGTTCGACGCCGACGGCGAGGTCGACCATCGCTTCCGGGTTGCGGCGCGTGACTTGCGGTAGGTATGTTTCGAGGCCTTCAAAGATCGCGTTGTCGACGACTGCACGCGTCTTCTGCACTTCGGGTTTGTCGTAGTGATCGCCCTTCCAGTATTTCTCCGCCTCATCGCCCATCTGCATCCACTTCTGTTTGACGTCGGAGTCATCCCACGATCGCTCCCATGCGTCGGAGAGTTTAATCAGCGCATCGTCGTCGAGGTCGAGCGTGAGCTCGGGCAGTCGTTCGCCGACGATACCTTCTGGGTTTTCGTCACCAAAATCGCCGCGGCGTTTGTTGATGTTCCGGCCCAGAGAGTAGAACGCATCGACGAGCGTTGACCGTATTGACATGCCTTCATGGTAGCACCATGTCAAGGGTGTCGCACGCGCGCGTGGGGATAGTTGTTGCGACAGCGGGATTTGCACCCGCGACCTTCTGGTTATGAGCCAGACGCGCTTCTACTGCGCCATGTCGCTATCGGTTGCTCGGGATCGTCGCCTCTTTCCGTGGCGTTCACATTGATGTGAGTGAGGTGCGAAATTGCGTTGATCCGTTCGCCTTTTCACTATACCCGCAGAAAGGTCCCCCGCCAATCGGGGCAGGGGACAAGGTTGCCAGATCGGGAGGGGATCTGGGGTCACGCTTTGAGGAAGCGGAGGAATTCACGCACGCGATTGCGCATCATCTCTGCGGCCTCGAAACACTTCTTCGAGCAATACACTTCGCCGAACCACGGATAGCGTATCAGCCCGAACTTCTGTGTGCCGCAATGGCTGCATGCCCGTTTCTCGCGCGGGGGCTTATTCACTGCAGACATGGCACCCTCGGTGTCTTTTCGGTTTCATCGCGCACCGAGCATTCTTCGCTGCAGAATATGCTGCCGGTCGGCTCATGGATATATCCGAAGCCTCGGAGTTTTCGATTGCACCGATCATACGCGCACCGCGGTTCGTCGTCCTTGTGTTTTATCCTGAACATTTCCGCCTCCTTGTTTTACTCCTTTCAGTCTAGCGCCATTCGCCGTCGTCGTCTTCGCTATCCACAAATCCTTCGCGCGTCTTGAACAGTTCTTCGGGGTTGAAGGTGACGGTGTGGTCCGCGTTGATGATGTAGCTGTTCGGCTGCGGCTGGATGCCGGCGCCGATGATCGCGCCGCTTGTGCCGAAACGTCCGACGCCGACGCGCCAGTAAATCGTCGCATGCACCCAGTCGTCGCGTCCGTCGCGCAGCCACGTATAGCGCGGCACGCCGAGCGAGTCTTCTTCCCAGACGCGGTATATGTGCGACCAGTGCAGCCAGTAGTCGTGGTAGTCGGCGCGCGTTCCGTTGTAGAGGCGGAAGCGCTGGTTTTTCGCTTCGTCGATCACGAGCTGCATCATGCGGTTGCGATCGACGAGCACGTTTCCGCTTTCGTCTTTCTCGCCCCATCGGATGAGCTGCATCGTTTTGCGGTCCTTCGCGTAATGGCAGAGGAATACGCGGCCGGGGTATTTCTCGCGGAGCTTGCGCGAGCCGATGATGTCGCCGCCTTGGTCGATCACCATGACGCTGTTATCGAATTTCTCGAGGAAGTATTCCAGCGTTTCGTTCTGCGCGAGCTTGTTCGTTTCGTCTGGGCTGTAATCGCGCATCTGGCCGTACCCGAGGATGCCGTCTTTGTTTCCGATCACGTATCGCAGTGCGACACCCGTGTCGACGCCGATGACGAGGCGCGAGCTGTAGTCGTTTTTCTCTGGCGTAATGAGGCCGAGGATCGTTTCTTCGTCGACGGTGTTGCCGCCGCCTGCCCACGGGAGTCCGAGGACCTTGTTGAAGAAGTAGTCCATCGTCTGCTTCCCGGCGATTACCTCGTTGTATTTGTCGATAATTTCGCCTGCAGTGACCCATGGCGCCATGAGTAGGGTTATATGGTATCCGCTCCACTTCGGAGGCTCCTGACCCTGTTTTACGCGCTTCGGCACCCATTCTCCGACGGCTCGATCGGACGACGAGAGGATGCCGCGGCAGAATTTGCACACGAACTCGCGGCGCTCGAGGTCCACGCTCATCTTCTTCGGGTCTTCGGTATTCCACGAGAGGAATTGCCGGCGCTGGCAGTGAGGGCACGTGATGAACCACTCTTTTTGGTCGCTCATCAGGAAGTATTGGTGTACGCCTTTCTTCGGCACGCTCGGGTGCGAGAAGACGTGGATCTGCTTATGCTTCGAGTGCTGGAGGCGCGCCGGGAAGTCCGCGATGACCGAGAGTTTCGACGAGTCGATTTCGTCGTGGACGAGGCGGTCCGCGGTGATCATGATCGCGGCCTTTTTGGTCCACGTGCCGCGGAAGTATTCATAGGAGTCGCCGATCTGCTTCTGCTCGATCGAGTCTTTATCCGTGACGTCTTCGAGCATGCACGGGTTGTTCGCGATGATGCGGTTCACCTTGCCGCTCACGAATACGTTCACGTCGCCATCGGTCGGCAGCGTGTATATGATATCCAGCTTGTCGCGCTTGGCGTCGTAGTGGTTTTTGATGATCTGCAGCGTGGAGAGTCCGACTTGCGCGGGCTTCATTGCGACGATGTTCGGCGAGCGGTCGCTGTAAATATCGAAAAGGAACAGGTGATTGCCGAACTCGATCCGCTCACCCTTTTCGTTCTTGATCTCGTTCTCCTGTATCCACGCGTGGATGCTATGTTCCGCTAGCGCTGACATGGTCTTCTTCGTTATTCGGGTCGATCGGACCTTCGCCGAGCTCGCGGATCTCTACGCTGCCGTCGATGTATGCCCGGCGCACCTGTCCGCAGTTGATGCATATCGCTTCGACGCCGGCGATGCCGCGGTGCATGCCGTGGGTTTCTGGTCGCGGCTTCGACACGTCCGCGCTTTTGATGAATGAGTGTTTGCAGAGCATGCGTTTATTTTAGCCCGTAATGGCGCTCGACGACATCGACGACGCTTTCCCAGTATTTCTGGCCGCTGCCTGTGTTCTGGTTGCTGCGGTTTGTCTTGAGCTTTTCGATGAGGCTATCGCGATCGGCTGCAGCGCGCAGCGGTCGCCCGTGGATTTTCTCCACATCCGCGAGGGTGCGCTCTTTCTTTTGGAATGGCCAGAAGTTCATACGGTTTCCGCGGGCATCTTCGGCCCCTGTTTCTGTCCCGAGAGTATCAGTATCAGTTCGCGCGCCTGTGCCTGCGTGACGGCGAGCTGGTAGAGAGGTCCCGACAGTTGCCCAGCGAGCATGTGCAGGAAGCGGGCTTGCTGGTTCCGATCGCCGCTGATCGCTTTGCAGTAGTAGCGGTATTGCGCGCCGTAGGCCTCTGCCTCTTGTTCGAGTCGGAAGCGCGGGTCGGTGAGGTATCGCTTCCACCACTCGTCTTTGCCCTCTTTTTTCTCTATCGGATCGGTGGATTTCCCGACCGACGTGTGCTTGATGATCACGCAGTATTCCTCTTGCTGGCGCATGTGCGTTTCCTCGTGCGCGAGGATGTGCTTTGGGATCTCTCCGCGTCCCGGATTATATATCGCGTTGCCGTAGGTCCAGAACGTGCGGTCCACGTTTACGCGGAACTGGTCGAGGCACCCGCGCATGATCCATTCGGGCGGCGTCTCGGGGAATACCGTGTACACGCGATCAGAGGTGAGCGCTTTCTGTGTGAGGTGTATGACGTCGTCGTGGCTCATAGCATTTGTGGCGGTTGCTGCTGTTGCGGCTCGGGTTCCGGGCAGATGCAGTAGCTTGCGGACATCGGGCAGGTTGGGCACTGGCGTATGTAGCCTTTCATCGCGGGGACGAACAGCGGTATCCACGAACGCAGGCACACGCAGTACGGCGCTTCCATTTGCAGGAGGCGGATGCGATCGTGCTCGTTCATGGGCCTGTTGATGTCCTCGTTCATTGCCCTTTCATTATAGCGAGCCGACGGCTTCGCGGTATTGGCCTATGTGGATATCTACTTCACTGTCGCCTTGGCCCGATCGGCGATCGTCTTCCGTAGGTCCTTTTCGTATTTGTCGGCGATAGCTCGGGCTGCAGCGGATTGCTCCGGGTTCGTTTCGATCTTGCCGTCGTGGGTGATTTTGGTCTTCGGCATGAACTCGGGCATTTTCTTTTCTGCCCACCAGCGTGCTCCGCTTGTGTTTGCGAGGTCGCCGACGAGAGTTTTCTGTGCGACGAGGTTCGGCGTTTCCTTGAGTATCTCTTTTCGCTCCGCATATTCGGGATTTTGCTCGCAGTAGCGGTAGAGCGCGGTTTCGCTTATTCCCGCGTACAGACACGCCATTTTATCGGTGAATGCATTCATGAACGCGTCTTCGAGTTTAGCCAGTACGTCCTTGGTCATTACCGTAGGACGGCCGGAGTTTTCGTATCGCTTTGTGTGGTTGCTTTTGCGTCCCATATGTTGCGTATTATAGGGCCGCGAGTCGCTTCAGTACATCGTCAGGAGTGTGTCCGTCCCATTCAGGTGCTCGCTCGAGCGTGTCGGCGAATTCCGTATCCGCCCATGTCTTTTCCGGGAGGTGGTAGGTGATCTGTTCGCCGGGCTTTGTACCAATACCCATGATGTACCAACCTTCGTATCCGCTTCCGTTCGCATGCAGTTTCGAGCGCCACACCTTGTGTTTACCCGGGTTCTCCAGTGCGAGCAGTTCGTGCTTGTGCCGGCAGAGCGCGATGTACAGGGTGATGCGGTGATCGTAGAGTTCTCCGAACGTGTGATATCCGTCGCAGGTGCATGTGTTGCCTCGCAGCTTCGGGCATTCCTGTGCGTGATGCCGTATTGGGGTTGCTCCAGTCATATCATTCAGCGAGAGGGACGTAATAATCGGGTTTCTGGAAGCGACCGGAGAACTCTATCGCGTCGCATTGTTCCTCTGTGATCTCATATGCATCATCCCAATACTTCTCGAGGGGTTCGCCTTCTGGGAGGTACGCGACGTTGATTGCGTAGTCATCACCGAAGCCGCTTTCCCACCACGGGTAGCTCGGGTTGAATACGAGAGGCCGGTTATCGTCGGCTTTCGTATAGAAGCGGTATCGGACCCATGTCGTTTTCTTTACCATACGATTGCCTCTCCGTTTTTAATTATGTTTCGGTTCCCGGTGAAGTCTACCCAGCGCTGCACGATGACATCGACAAACTTCGGGTCGAGTTCCAGTCCGTAGCATGCGCGGTTTGTTTTCTCGCAGGCGATCAGTGTGGATCCCGAGCCGAGGAACGGGTCCAGCACGATGTCTTCGACCTTCGACGAATTGAAGAGCGCGTACTGCACGATCTCTACTGGCTTTTGTGTCGGGTGAACGTAATCCTTTACCGGCGCACGCTTCATGCTCCACACGGTTGTGCGACCTTCGCTCTCTGCCTGCTTTTCCTTTTTGGCCCATGCGAGCAGTTGCTCGGGTGTTTTGTGGAAGTCGATGACGGTCGTGTTTGTGCGATCGCCGTAGAAGTTCGGCGCCGTTCCCTTTATGCCTGCGTAGAAGAAGGGCTCATGCTTTGAGCGATAGTCACCCATGCCGAGACCGCCGGCGGGTTTGTTCCAGATCAGCTGCGCGCGGATCTCGAAGTCGTTCACGCTCATGGCTTTCTCGAATATCGTCTGCGTTGTGTTCGAGTGGAAGACGTATGCGCCACCGCCTGCTTTTATCTGGGGTCGGATGTTGCGGAATGCATCGTCGAGGAACTGTAGGAAGTTCGCGTCGGTCATGTGATCGTTCAAGATGCCTTCCGATGTGTTGGCGCCACTCCCGGAGTAGTTCACGTTGTACGGCGGATCGGTGAATATCATATCGGCCTTCGCTCCCGCCATGAGCTTCAGGTAGCTGGCCTCTTTTGTGCTATCGCCGCAGAGCAGGCGATGTGCGCCGAGTTCGTACAGATCCCCTTCTTTGCTCACGGGCACTTTCGGTACGGCCGGCACGTCATCGTCTTTTTCGCTGTTTTTCAGGATCAGTGCGCGAGAGAAGCCGGTCAGGTCGATGTTCAGCCCGGCGTTGTCGAGGTCGCGCAGTTCCGCGAGTACGAGGTCCATATCCCACGGCGACTCGTTCAGTTTGTTATCGGCGAGTCGGTACGCTTTTGCCTTTTCATCACTGATATCCACCTCGAGAACCGGCACCGTTTTGAGTTCGAGCATGTGTGCGGCCGCATAGCGACCGTGGCCCACGATGATGACCCCCTCTTTGTCGACGACGATGGGCTGATTGAAGCCGAATTCCTGTATTGAGTCGGCGATCTGTTTCACCTGTGCGACCGGGTGCTTTTTGGCGTTCTTGCCGTATGGCTCGATCGCATCGAGTGGGCGTTGTGTTACTTTCATGTCGCTCATATGTAGGTTCGCACGATCGCGATGATAGAGAGGATAAGTGCAACGGCGCTGCAGAAGAATGCAAAGCCTGCCATCACGACGGCAGCTACCCGATCTTCTTCGCGTCCATCCATCATACTGTTATTCGACGGTCACCGTTTCGCTCTTTTCGAGAGTGCCGCTTTTGAAGGTGATCGTGTGATCTCCGGGAGTGCGGAACTCGTAGTGGAACATGTACACGGGCACGACCATTTTGTTTTCGTCTTTGTAGATCGTGGCGACCACTCCGGTCCCCTTCATTTCTTTGTTTTGCGTACTGTCAGTTGCGGTCACGTTGACAGTTGGCTGATTGGTGGGGTTGCCTTCCGCGTCGTAGACGATCGCGGCGATCTCGAGGTAGTTCGCTTCGTCGATCGGTCCCGTGTTCATGCGGTACTCGCGGCCGAGGCCCTTTCCGGCGATCGGGCTGATGATGTCGATGCGTGCCTTTGAGGCTGGTGTTTCTGGCATAGAGGGTGCGTTATTTGATATGGGAGCAGGGTTTGCCGCAGGCGCAGAGGACGCGGGCGTTGCGGGGGCGGGGGACGGCGAGGAGCCTTCGGAGGTCGCGGGTTGCGACTCCAGACGGGCAGCTTCCGCCAGTGCTTGGTTCGCTACGGCAGTCGCTTGCGTCCGTAGATCGTCGGGAATGTTCGGCGTTTGCCCCAGCATTAGGAGCAGCGTCAGTGCCGCGATTTTGAGTGACATTGCTGCGATCATGTTTCTTTATCATACCGAGCCGTCGCCAGTTAGTCCAGCCCCCGAGTGGATAACCCGGGGGCTGTTTTATGGCTTACATTTGCCGTATTTTCTGCGGCTTTTCGACGATCATGCCGCTGGTCGTCACGAGCAGCCCCGCGATCGATACTGCGCTTTCGACTGCCGCGACGAGGACGTCCGCCGGGTCGATCACGCCCACTTCGAGGAACTTGCCCGTCTTGCCCGTCACGACGTTGTGCGCGTGGCCGTCTTCGAGCTCGACCACATCCATGCCCATGTTTGCCATGAGCTGGCGGTGCGGTTCCTTCAGCGCTGCGTTGAGGATCGGGCTCGACGTCTTGAGGCGCGCGAGCGCGAGGCCCGAGCCGCACACGACGCCGCCGCGGAAGGCAGACTGCACGGCGTTCACCGCATCTTCGACTTTGTACTTCAGCGCACGCTGTTCGTTTTCTGTCGGAGCGCCGACGCGGATGACGGCGATCTTGTTCGCGAAGAACGCGAGGCGGCGGTGCAGTTCGTCTTTTTCCTTTTTCGTTTCTGCATTCTCGATCGCTGCTTTGAGCGCATCGACGCCAGCCTTCACGTCAGCCTTCTTGCCCTTCGGTCCGATGATGACGGTCCCGTCGCGGCGTGATATCACGCGGTCCGCTTGGCCGAGGTCTTCGATCTTCGCATCCGCGATCTTGTCGCCCTTGCTCATGCTGAATACTCGCCCGCCTGTCATGACTGCGATGTCTTCGAGGGTGACGAGTCGGTTTTCGCCGCCCGGAGCCACGACTGCGATGCTCTGGAAGACGCCCGGCTTTTGGGTATGCGGGTTCATCACATGCGGGAGGTTGATGACGAGCGTCGCGAGCGCGTGCTGCTCGATGTTTTCCGCGATGATGAGCAGCTTGCCCTTTCCCGCTTCCGCGAGCTTGTTCATGAGCGGGATAACGTCGTTCGCTTCCGTGAGGCGGTAGTCCGTGATGAGAATGTACGGCTTTTCGATCACCGCTTCCATGCGCTGCGGGTTGTTGACCATGATCGGGCTGACGTATCCGTTGTCGAGCTTGATGCCCTCGGAGAGTTCGGCTGTCGTCTTCATCGTGGCGCTCGCATCGACGGCGACGACGCCTTCTGCGCCGACCTTGTGCCACGTTTCCGCGATGAGCGAGGACACTTCTTCGTTATCGTAGGAGACGCGCGCGACCTTCTTGAGGTCTTCGAGCGTCTTCACGGGCTTCGCCTGTGCGCGGATCTGCTCCGCGGCTTCTTGCGCGCCGATCGCGAGCTCGCGCTCGATCTTGCGGCCGTCGCGGTTGCGCATGCCCGCGACCTGATTGACGATCGCACGCACGACGATCGTGGCGCCGGTCGTGCCGTCGCCCACGCGGTCGTTCGTCTTGATCGCCGTTTCGCGGACCACTTTGAGCACAGCGTTTTCGTTCTGATCGGGCAGCTCGAGGTCGCGGAGAATTTGCACGCCGTCGTCGAGGACGAAGCCATGCGTTACTTTTGAAATGATGACCTTGTTGCCCGCCGGGCCGTAGGTCGGCGCGACGAGGTCCGCCGCTTTGTTGACCGCTCGATGAATGATCGCGAACGGGTCCTTGGTCGTGATCGTGATGTCGCTGCTCATAGTCTGATGATGCATTCTTCTGGTTTGTAAATTTTCATGTATATGCGGCGCGTCGCGCCGCCCGGCTGCGCATAGTTGCGCGCGTGGGCCTTGAGGTATTCGGGGTTGTTGACGCGCCCCTTGAAGCCTTTCGTCCAGCGGAACTTCCGGCTGCAGATTTGGCACTGTTCCCACTTCGCACTCGGCGTATCTCGCACGAGCACGAGGTCATGGGGCAATCCGTTTCTGCAGCCGTATTCCGTCATGGTGTTATGCCTGCTCGCCTTCGGTCTTTTCGCCTTCAGCAGCAGTGGTGTCCGACGAGGTGTCGGATGCGGTGTCGCTCGAGGTATCAGCGGCAGTGTCTGCTGCCGTGTCCTCTGCACCCGCCGTGTTCTGCGTATCTTCGTTCATGGTGTTTTCTTTTTGGGCTGATAAATCGACCGCTTCGATGAAGCCGCCCTCGATGAAGTGAGCGAACGGCTCGGCATTGATCTGGTCTTCGGAGAGGTTGAAGACGTGCCCGGCGGCATAGGTGTCGCCGTTCACTTCCACACCGCTCTCGTTTACGACTTTGTATTCAGTCATGGTGTTTTTATTTTGCGATTATAAATGCGATGACGAATTCGTCTTCGAGAAGGCGGTACTTTTTCTTCTTGTCGCCTTCTTCGATCTCGATTTCTTCGCCCGCGAAAGCGCCGTACACGACGCGATCGCCCTTTTTGACATCCTTGATCTGGTCACCGACCGCCACGACGGTGCCGAACGCCTTTTCTTCGCGCTCGGTCATGGATGGTGCCGAGATGCCGTGCTTGCTCACATGCGACTCGGCTTCGTCGCGTTCGACGAGGATGTACTTTCCGCGAGGTTTAATTTTCAACATGTTATTGCAATTCGCTTATGCGTGTATCTGCGCCGCGCTCTTTGTTTTCCTGTATCCGGGCCGCGCGCGCGTCTTCTGCCTCGGATATGGGTTCGATGACGAACCCTCGCGGTCGTGGGCCAGCGTTTGCGATTTTCGTTTCCGCATTCGCCAGCATCGTGATGATCGGCCGTTTGAAGTACGTGAGGATCGCCGCGAGGAATACGCACGTTGCGATCCCTGCAGTGTATCCGAGCGCGAACTCCATACGCTTATGCCTCCTGTACCGCGCCTGCGGGGGCGGAGCCTTCCGCAGCTGCCGGCGCTTCCGCCGCCTTCTGCTCGCGAGCATCGAACATGATCGGGCGCGCCGCGATGCGGCCGTCCGGCTGGATGAATGCACTTGCGCCGAGCCCGAGCTCGTACTTGCCGAGGAGGGGAATGAGCTCTTTGTTGAATTCCTCAACGCGGCCCGTCAGTTCCTTCTGTTCCTCTGGCGTCATCTGTTTCGTGTTATCCATGAATGAGAGTTATATCCAATAATGCTGTCATTATAGCGAGCCGACGCCGTAACACGAAATGGCGGAGTGTGGATTACTCCGCCTTTTTTCCGTTCGGCCAACGCTTTGCAGCGCCTTTCTTGCCGAGCGCGCTCATGCCCTTTTTACCGAGCTTGCTCGCGATCGCTTTGCCCCCGAGGCTACCGACGACTGCGAACGCAGCGCGCTGCGCCTTCGTGAGCCTCTTTTTAGTTTTCGTTTGTGTTGCCATGGTATTTAGTGTCCTGCGTCCCGGTCACGTCGCCAGATTTGGTTTTGCGATCCTCTGGAGAGGTCCGCATGTCGTCACTGGCAGCTCCAGCTTTTCCCGATGAGGAAGCTATCCCCCGACGCGCACGGGAAGCAGGACGCTACCGACCTATTATAGCGTGCCGTCGCCAATCTGCGGGGATCATTGTGGATATCAGCTATTCAGCCAATCCTTTTCCAGCGAGTCCACCGCTTCCAGTACCGTCTTGATCGTCGCCTGCGGGAGCTGCGTTGCGTTCGACAGGAGTACGACGACCGCCTTTGGCTTTAGTCGCCCGTTTAGAAGCGCGTGTACTTGGCGCGACAGCTTCGCTATTTCCTGCGCGATCGTTTCCACCATCTCGCGTTCCTTTTTTGCCTCTGGCGTTTCCGCCACTTTTTTGCTCGACATGGTTCTTTGCGATTACGTCTTTTTTTAATGGTGCCGTATCTGCGTAGCCCGGTTCGTAGCTCGGGAACGGCACGTGTACGCCGAACTTTTCGCCGAGGTGTCGATTGAGGTGATTGAACACTTTGTCGATATCCTCTTGCTTCCGCAGCTCTGTCGTACTGGTCTTCTGCAGGATTACTTGCTGTGCCGGGCGCCACAGAAGCTCTTTGACCGCATACGGGTTCCAGTCGATGTCTACCTTTTGCTGCAGCACCATGTGAACCGTGAAGCCGCCGTCGTTCAGCGCCTCTGCGACCCGCTCGAAGTAGAGGTGCATCGCGCGATTTTGCTGTTCGGTCCGCAGCTTCTTTTCGTTGCCAGTGATGATGTATACCATCGCCATTTCGCCGTCCTTCAGTTTCGACAGGCGAGCTTGGTACATCTTCTTATCGATGATCGCTATGGAAGCGCGTCCGCCGATCGGATTGTCGATGCGAGCCGCGAAGCCCGCCATTTTCATTACCTCTTTTGGATCGCGCTTCGCCATAGCTATTTCACTTCGCTCATTTCACCCGTGATGCGGTCGACCACGAAGACCTTGCGGTCCGTGATCTTCGGGTACTTGTTTCGCTTCGCTTCTTCGTCGAAGCCCTCGGCTGAAACGGCGGAGTTGAGCCGCCACTGTTCATGCCCTTCGATCTTGAAGAGCGTGATGAAGTATTTGTTGGAAGAGGCCATGGTTATGCGATCTTCCCGATAATGCTTTCGACGAGAGTGTCGGCGACGGCGCCCTTCGAGGCTTCCCGGCGTTCGTTCACCTTGTCGATTTCCTGATCGTGCGCTTCGTCGATCTCGGCGACGCGCCGATCGTGTTCCGCTTCCGCATCATCGATGCGCTTGCGCATGACCGACATGACGCGGCGCTCGACGGGTCCTGCAAAAATTCTTGACATGGTATGTCTGTTATCGCTTAGTAATTTTACGTGCGCGAGAGCTTGTCGCGCAGCGCTTCGACCTCGAGATATTTCGACTTCAGCGTTTCGCCTTCCGGCAGGCCCATTTTCTCTGCCTTCTTCATCAGCTTCTTCACCTCGTTTCCGTAAGTGAGGAGAGCGTCCCCGGTCATCACGATCTGCTTGTCTGAAAGTTCCAGTTTCGTCATGTGTTCATGCTTATTTGTAATACGCACAGTATAGCGAGCCGTCGGGATGTAGCGAGCCGTCGCTGTGGATAAATCAGCCCTTCGCGTTCGCCGCTTTGACGAGTTCGAGGAAGGTGTCGAGGTAGATGACGACTTTCGTGCCGTCGTATGTTTCGTGCGTCTGTTTGATCACGAGTATCGGTTCGTATCCGAGCCCTTCGAGCTTCTTCGTCTGGCGCCACCATCCCGGGACATCGTAATTCGTCGCATGCTTGCATTCGATGCCAGCCTGTCGGCCGAGCACCTGCATGTTCGTCCATATGTCGCTTTTCTCGCGATTGCCGTTGCCCGATCCATGCGATCGGACCGCGCGCGGGTCAATGCCTTTCTCGACGATCTGATCCGCGACGTGGTTTTCGAGGTCCTTACCTTTCTGGATCGCCGCGCGCGGTGTAATGCGTTTTTTCGGAATTGCTGTTGTCATATTTTCATAAAAACTAACCAATGCGTTTTGTAAGTTCTACCACCCCGGTTGCCGAACAATGGTTGCGCCGGCGCAAGCGGCAGGATCTCTTTCAGTGGGATGTGGCATTCATTCCACTTGAAGACGAGCACGCCGTCCCGCTTGAGCACTCGCCAACATTCTGCAAAGCCTTGTCGTAGGTCTTCGCGCCACGTCGCTTTGTTGAGGTGCCCGTACTTGTTCGAGACGAAGGACGTCTTTCCTGCACGCGCAACATGCGGAGGGTCGAATACTACGAGCGGGAATGTTTCGTCTGCGAAGTCGAGTGATCGAAAATCCATGACGAGGTCCGGCTCCACGCTGAAGATAGCCCTATTCGAGAGCTTCGTCGGCGATACCGTGCGACTGTCGATGTAGAGCGCGTGCGGGTGTTTTTTATCAAACCAGAACATGCGGCCGCCACAGCATGCATCCAGTATTTTCTTACTCATGGCGGGTTAGGTTATCTTCTGGTTCGATCTCGCGTCGGCGTGGCGGGCTCTGCAGGATCTCTTTGAGGCGGCTTTCGCGGATCGTGAAGCCGCAGCTTTGTTTCGAGCACGCAAGCGTTCCGCCCGAGTGGTGCTCGTATAGCATCGCTCCGCATTTTGGGCAGCGGCCGTCTTTTAAGGCTTTCCAGTTCATTGCATGTTTTCGATTTCTTCCATGATGTCGGCGACGACCTTGAGCACGTACCAGAGCGCGCCGAGGCATACGAGGAACAGTACGATCGCGATCACGAGGAGGATGTTTGTCATATGCCGAATAGTGCGCCCGCGATTACGACCAGCACGAAGCCTGCGCCGAATTTCCCGAACATGAGCCAGCCGCCGGCGACTCCGACGATCGCTGCTGCAGTGAGGCGTGCGTTTTTCATATCGGTTCCGCGGTGAAGACCGCGTAGGTCGTGCGGATCTCATGCCCGCGCTGCAGGAGCGAGATTGCCCGATCGACGTTTTTCCGGGCGCATCCGATGTAAAGGCGCGCCTCGCGCTCCGTGATGCGCAGCGGTTTTTCGTAGAGCGCGGCGCCCATATTGAGCCGATAGTATGCGTATTCCTGTGCCGTTTCAGTCGACATATGCTTTTGGCGCTGCAGGGAATTCCGCCGCAACGCGTCGTTTGTTATCCGATAATAGCTTGTCGCGCTCGGTCGGCGTTTTATTCCCCGACACCTTGCGGTAGAACGCGAGCAGCTTTTCGTCTTTGATCAGCTCGGGCTTTGCCACGGGGCTGATGTGGTAGCCGTAGTACCGGGCGCCGCTCTTTCCCGTGAGGCGCGTGCGCATGAGGAGGCCTGGATTTTCTTTGATCATCTCGCTCGCGCGGGCGCTGCATTCATAGCTGACGTAGCCCCACTTCTTCGCAGGCTCGCACCATACTTCGCCCATGAGTGCATGCACGGGGACGTACTTTTCGTCCTTCTTTTTGAACAGCTGGTAGAGGGTCCAGAAGATCGCCTCTTTTTGACTGATCATGTTCTTTGCCATGGCTTTATTTTATAGCGAGCCGTCGGTAGTTCCTAGAACGAGAGAGTGGATAACTGGGCGTCTTCAACGTGCAGCGCTTTGTCGTCGATGTAGAGGTCCGCGCCGGGTTTCATCTGCATGCAGATGCCGTGGAAGGGGACGCCGTGTTTGAGCAGCCATGCGTGCGTTTCGGGGTACATCTTCGCCTGCCGGGCGGTGTAAATCACGATGTGCGCGCCGCGCTTGTACCACTGCCAGACGCGATCGATCGCTTCGCGGATCGGCTCGGGCTCTTTCTCGCCCCAGAATTCGCCGACGCAGAGGGTGCCGTCGAGGTCGATCGCAATCAGTTTGTCGTTCGGGTTTTTGAGCATGTCGATGAGCCCGAGTTTTGTGAGGTTGCTGGTCATGATTTCTTTTTTAGTTTGGTATCCGCCTTCAAGTTCCGGCGCGTATAGCGCGGGTACGGTTTCTTCGGGAAGAGGTGCGGCCATGCCTTGCGTGCAGCGCTCTCGCTCACGACCATGTGCCCCTGTTTTCCGCTCACGATGACGAACCGCTGGCGATTGAGGTTCATGCCCTGCAGCTCGACGGCGCGCTTCACTGCATCGTCTTCGTTATCGTAAAACTGTCCGATGATGAATGTCATAGCAGGCGTCGGTCCGGGCCGTCCATTTTGATCACGTCGCACATTTCGGCGATGCGCGAGGCGATACGATCTCCGACGCGATCGGCGAGCTCGCCAAGGTCGAGGTTCGAGGTGAAGTACATCGGCAGCTTGGCCTCGTATCGGGTATTCACGACTTTGTACAGCGTTTCGATCACCCAGTCGGTCGGCTTTTCTACACCGAGGTCATCGATGAAGAGCAGCCCGCGGAAGTTGAGCAGTCGCTCGAGGTTGAACGAGTCTTTGTGGCCGAAGTCATCGCGGAAGAGGTCGAAGAGCGCCGGCGCCGTGTAAATCAGCGTGCGGATACCCATCTCGCGCAGCTTCGCGACCATGGCATGCGCCGCATGTGTCTTGCCGACGCCGATCGGGCCGTGCAGATATATTCCATTCGCGCTCTTGCGCACATTCAGGATCTTTTCCTGAATGCTTTTCGGGAGGTCCCCGAAGGAGCTATCCGCGAACCGTGGTGGTGTTGGTGCCGATTTTGGCATACTTGTCGTTTTTAGATTTCGCTACTTCTACCTCATCATTCCAGCGTTCGCCATTTAGCCACGTTGTGGGATGTGGGACGTACCGACCGCCGTCCTTCGTCCACTGTGGTGATTTCTTTTGCGCTTCGAGCGCTGCCATGATCGTCGGGTGCAGTCCGGGTTTCTTCGCGACGATCCGCATGTATTTTTCTCGCGCCTTTTTCTTTTCCTTCTTGTTCGGGTACGCGAGCCAGAATTGCTCAAAGAGACTATCTTTATCTTTATCTATATCTTTATCTATATCTAGACCCGTTACAGCCGTTACATCGCCGTTACCGTTCTGTTTCAATCGGTGCCGCATTACTCGCTCGCGAACCATCGCCGGGTGCTCCGATCCCTGTCTTTTGGCGAAGTTCTTGATCATTATGCCCCCGCGCTCATCGTGCTGGATCATATCCAGTAGGTCGAATTGGTTGAGCGAATTCGTTACAAACTCGTTCACCCGCTTCACATCGCCGCGAATGCCGACCGCATCGACGATGTCGGGGATCGTGTACGGTATTTTCTCGCTGAGGTAGAGGGACCCGAAACGTGGCGACTGGCCAGCGAGGCACAGGATTGATATCCAGAGGCCGCGCTGTTCGAGCGTCAGCCGCCGCATTTTCGGGTCGTTTACGAATTCGGTATATAGCTTGATCCAGTAGGATGTCATAGGTCGTTACCGTTCCGTTACTATACCGAGCCGCCGCCTTGCGCGCTTGGGCTGATAGTGGATAACTTCTGCGCTCTCTCCGAGCGCCTTTTGCGCCAGATCGATCGCTCTCCATGCGTTTGCGAGCACGCCAGCGTATTCGGTCGTGAGCATGAATTCGGCGACATGCCAGTGGTCCATTTCTATACCGACGTAATCGCCGGGGAATGGTAGCTCCTGATCGTTGTCGTTGAACTTGAAGTGCCACGTCGGATCGAATGCATGCACGCCGTCGGTCAGCCACGCATGCAGGAGCCAGACGTCGTTTCGGTACGATCGTGCGACACCCTCGACGTACCGATATTTCCCGTGGCTTTCCAGTGCGAGGAGCTCGCAGTTGTCGAAGCAGTGGCCCATCGGCATGCGTCGCAAATCAGGCGGCAGGGGAGCGGGGATGTATCGCTTACCGAACCGCAGTACGTTGTCTTCGATGCTCATGTTTTTGTCGGTATTTGGCTATCGACCTTTCGCGCTTTTCTTTGTAGCCCGGTGTGGTGTGCCACATGATCGCATCCCGCGATACGCCGAACCAGCTTCCGACGGTATCTGGCCCGACGCCGAGAGAGCGCGCATGCTTCGCCACTTCAATCTCGATCGGAGTCAGTATCGGTTTGCCGGCCATGGTTAGAAGGGGATATCGTCCGGGTTGATATCGTCATTGCTCGGCGCGTCTTCTTGCGAAGAG